ATCAACATCAGTAGGTGTCATCATCATACCTAAACTATCAAGTACAAACAGCACCTTCGGGCGATCTTCTTCTGCCATTGCTTTGTAGTCTGCCATAAATGTACTGAATGTTTTAGCAACGTCATCAATCATACTCATGCTTAGTTTAAGGAGTTTGCTTTCATCCGTGTCAACACCAAGTGCTTGTAACCAACTTTCGTCTAGTGCGTTCTCACTGTCGATTACTACAACAAAGATACCTTGTTCTTGTGCCGCTCTAATAATGTTGCCACTTGCAAAATAACTTTTGCCTGCACCTGATTCACCAGCAAACACTGTTACTTTGCCCATAGGCACACCCTTGTAAAAATCTCCACTTACAAGATAGTTAAGTGCATAACTGCCTGTGCTGATCCAGTCTGTGGGATCATGAAAGCCAATACTCAGCCCATCAATGCTTTTTGTTATGTCTTTTCTAAATTTGCTTACGTCAAACGGCTTTGCCATGTCTATTCCTTTATAAAACTAATTCTACAGTTTGTTCAATTTTATTATTCTTTACAAAAATTTGATAAAGATCTCCAACTGATTCTGTGTATCCTTTAAAATTTCCAATCGGCAGATATGATCCAATTGGCTGTTTTCCTTGTTTGTGCATCCACTGTACATAATCTTCTGGATATGTACTAGTATACGGCTTTTTTAACTTTACGTCAAGTGTATATGGCAATCTATCAAAGTTTGTAATTTTCGCTACTTTATCACCATAAGTCCAAGCATTATAGTCATCTCTGCCTAAACTCCAATACTCTAAACTTAACTGGCTTACTCCATGATGTAGATAATCACATATATTATCCATACTATCAACTTGATGTTTAAACAAGGTATTAGACTGTTGTTCTACATATTTAACTTTACTGTGTGATTCTAAACTATGAAATGCTAAGTTGATGTCATAAAAAAGTTGTAGATATTCTTCGCCAAGTTTTGCTAACAAGTTAGGCAATGCTGGATTATCATGGTGAACTGTTGCCCAGTCTGAATGTACACGATTTAAGAAGTTTTGATCTAATACTATTTCATCATAATCAAATGCAAATATTTTAAGTTTACTAGTAAAGAGTTCATTTATACGAGATATACTTTCATACAATCTGTCTATACTTGTATACGGAATCTTATCTTCTTTAATTACAAACTTGTTACTAGGAAGCTGATTAAGCCAATGTTCTACCAAAGGCAGATGAGATATATCTACTGTAAGATAGTCACCAGTTTTTGTCCATATAAACTTCATTGTGAAAATGAGGGCGACATTCCTGCCGCCCTCTGTGCCTTATGATTGGCGGTTACGAATCATCGCAAGGATGTCTTCTGCCCGCTTGCTTTCACCTTCAGGTGCTGCCGCTGGTGCTGCCACAGTTTCAGTTTGTGGTGCAGGAACAGGAGCCGCTGCTACAGGTGTTGGAGTTGCTGTCGGAGCAGGTGACGGGGTAGTTGCCGCTGGTGCTGTAGACGTACTAGAGTTTGAGGAACTCGCAGGAGCGTCAATACCATATGGACGATAGTATTGCCCAAAACGTTCAACGTCATAGGGCTGTCCATCTACACTTGCTTCGAACATCTCTTTGATGCACTGTAATTCTACTTCAGTAGGTCGCTTAGGAAGGAAATCACTAAGTGTATGCAAGCCATGTGTTTCGATAGCCTGTGCTTGTGCTTCAGTAATTGCAGTTTCTTTACGAGCCCATTTACTGGTGCTGTAATCTGCATACTGTCCCTTAGTGGTCTTTGTGATACGGAAATCCAACCCTTGCGTATAGTCAGTTGGCATTTCTTGGATATCCGGATCCATAAGTGCATCCTTAATCAAGTTAAAGATGCTTGGTGAGATAACAAATCTGCGAATTGGATTCTCAGGTGTATCTTCTTGAAGTGGGTTTTCGTTTACAAAGCCTTGGAAGATATAACTACGCTTCTTCCAATACTTACGTCCCATTTCTTCTAGTGACGAGTCTTTGAACCAACCACGAACTTCGCTTAGTACCGGACAGGTCTCACTCCACATTTCAACACATGGTACTTGTACCACTATTGGCTTGCTGTTCATGTCGTTCTTTACACCATTGAATGGTAAACGAATCATAAGCCTTTCAGCCCAGAAAAATGTATTGTTAGGATCGCCATCTGGCAAAAAACGAACTGCTGTCGTTGTGCCTTCTGGGATATTCCAATGTGGGAAGATTGCGTTGTCGCCGCCGCCTGTACGCTCACTGCGTGATTCTTGAGATTTAAGTTTTGCTCTAATTTCTGCCAAAGATGTTGCCATAATATTTTCTCCTATGTGCCTGTTTACTTTGTTAATTTATGTGCCTATTCACATACTATAGATACAGTATATGCGCTTTTATTTATCAAGTCAATAACTTTTTTGTATTTTTTCTGGTTAAAAAAAAGCAGTGCCGTAGCACTGCTTTCCTCCCTATTCTTTATATTATGAGCCTCGTTCTATGTCCTGTAGTTTACGCATTTCTCTTGCTACAATACTTCTTGGTGTTAATTGGTAGCCTTCTTCGCCTTCGTGTATGCCGTGGTTGCTCTTCGCTGTTGACCCTACGCCTGCCATTGCCTTCATCTTTGCAATAGTTTCCGCCACTTCGTCTACTTCCTGAACTTCTTCGCCTACTAGTTTTCTAATCTTAGATCCTGCAACATAGTCTGGTAGTACCTTTTCAAGTGCTGCCTTAATATTATATGACTTCATTACTTCATTGCGGAATTCATTAGTAAATGGATATAGTTCTATATCACCTTCCATGTCTGCAATTACTTCGTCAATCTCTTGTGCTAGATCACTCATGCGACCTTCATTTACATCATTCATCATTGACGTTTTACTAATAGCAATATCTGCATCGCCATCTCTATCAATATCGACCATCACCCAGTTGTCTCCTTTNGGATCCATGCTATCGTGTGGACATTCTGTAGTAGGTTGTCCTAGCATATCATCACAATCTTTACATTTTAATGAATACATGCCTTCATCAAGTTCTACTTCTTCATTGGCTTTTACTTCGTCAGCATTACTGCCCATACGCTCGCCCTGTGTAGCACTTGTGTTGTAAGCGGCGTCTGCTTGCTTCTTTGTCATTCCACGATCCTGACGAGCACCAAATGTTCTTGGGATAACCATTGTATCATTACCATCTGCACGAATCTTGTCCAGTGTCATCTTCATTGTCTCTTGGAACTTCTGATCATAGTCATCTACATGATCCATTAACCATCCTATGATAATTGGACGGGCATCACCTTCTGGATCTTTGTCACCTGCTACACCCAGATCATCAAACAATTCATCATCACCTATTAGTCCGCCCAGTGAATTTGCAGCATCATCACCGCCATCACCAAGTGTAATAGGCTGACCCATCATTGCTGCAAGTTTCATTGCTTCTGCTTCATTCTCTGGTAAAGCCCATGTGCCTTCACTAATCATATCCATACGCTGCGCATATGCTTCAAATGTAGTATCTTCAGTTTTGTCTTTACCATATAGATCTTTCTTAGCCTTAGGCTGTAGAATCTCTATTTTGCCCTGTAGATACTTCTTTGCAAGTTTTAATGCTATTGCTTGACTTGCTGCATCACCAATATCCATGTCACTTGCTGTGTTTGCTGCAGCATCATTGGTCATATTATTTGCCAAGTATTTCGTAATAGCGACTAGAATACTGCGATTCTTTTTGCCCACTTCCATGTCGCTGTTCTTCATGAACTGCATATAATTTTTAAGTTCAGCAATGTCTGCTTCGTTATTATAGACTTCAATGTCATCATCATTGTCTGCAATGTCTGCCAATGATTCAGCACCTTTAGCAGTATTAGCATCTGCTTTATCATCTAAATTTGATTTCTCTGCTGGATCAATTGATCTATCAAAATAAGGTTTGATTGGAGTATCCATCTCTTCCTCATCTCTGCCTTTACCGCCAGACAATTTTAAATCATCTTTTGCTTCCATATTTGCTTTTTTGTGTGCTATTGCACGACTTACACTAGGAAGTGTATCTGTAATACGATCATCAAATACAGAACGTGTTAGTTTATTTTTAAGATCTTCTAGATCATTTTCTTCTACTTCAACTTGACCAGGTGCCCAGTTTTCAAAGTAGTCGCTGTAGCCTTTTGCACTGCTTACTGCCTTTAGTGTATCTTTAAGTCCGTAGTATCTATCAGTTGCCGCTTCAATAACTTCTTGCGCATCTTCATTTACATACTCGTCACGCTTTACACTGCGAACAAAATGCTTAAGATCCTGCATTTCTTTCATAATTTCAACAATGTGTACACCACGATCATCACGGGTATGACCTTCATTTGATACGTGTCTTGCCATTGCTCTTGCACCAGGAAGATAATTGTTGGCAAACTTAAAGCGTTCGCCTTCACTATTCTCAATGTAGATAGCACTGATGTTGCGACTTCTCGCACCCATCTTAGTTTCATCTACTGTGCCTTTATGTTTAATAATAAGTTTTGCTGCTCCTGTTTCAAGGAAACTTTTTTGGCTTGTTCCGTGTAGTTTGTTTTCCATCACTTCGTCCTGGTTACGTTGTGTTAAAAACTGATAATCTTTTTTATCAAGTCTCTCTTTTGTTACATTATGTGATTCGTAGTTCAACATATTTCTTGCACTAAACTTGCTCAGTTCTTTTAAAAATCCATACCAAGAATTTGCTGTGCTACTATCGGCATCTTCTACCATACTGTTTGGAAAGTAAACTTGCAATTTACCTTCTTCATTAAGGCTAATAGTTACTGCACCAATTGGCAAGTCTCTGTGCTTATATTGAAACTCGAAAAAACGAGCCTGTGTAGGATCTGTAGTCGTAATACCATCTTCGTTCCCCAACTTGATGCTACTTACACGACTACGAATTTTATCAAAAAGTTCTTGTGATATGTTTTCTACGCTTCTCATGTGTGTATTTATGCTTAAACCATAATGAAAGGCATTGGTTCTTGGTCATAATCATCGTTATCTCTGATATGATTTTCAAGTTCAGGATTATAACTTTTTAGTGTCTGTGCCATACGCATAACAAGCATTGTACTCATTACAAGATCATCGGTGTCGCCTATCTTTGCTGCATAACTGTTACCACTTGCTATAAAACTTTTAAGTTCACTTATAAGCATTTTGCTTTTAATTTTTACTTTTTCTGTTTCTACTAGTGTTTTAAACTTGGCACAAACGGCAAGTTTACTACGATGTGTTGTATTAAATCCTCGTCTAAAAGCCCTACTGTTCCCATGAGCCTTAGGCTCGCTAAGAAAGTATCCAGGTATATTTTCTTCGCCTGTTTCAGAAATACTTTGCAGGGCTGCTTCACCAATGGTATTGTTTTCTACGCTAAAATAGACACTGTTGTTGTCACCACATTTCTCTACAAGATATTTGTTAATTTCTACGAGTATACGAATCTGTTTTGGTATAGGAGTTTTATTATGGCTCCATTCGCCTACTTGTTCCATACTAGGAACTTCGAATATCTGTATAGCAGCAGGATCTCCTCCAGTACCTAAACTAGGATCAAGCCCTACTAGATATGCCATACCTTTACTAGGTGTCTTATACCAACGCACACTACCATGTCTAAATTCTGGATCAACACCAATCATGTTAGTAAGTATCATACTGTCTATAAGTGTTTCATCATATATAATAAATTCACAATCATGCTCACGTCTAAAACGTTCTTCACCAATACGACCCAATTCTTCTGCTTTCCAGGTATCGTCCCTATCAGGATGTTCCCACCAATAACTACGAAATGTTTTGAATCCGTTAATTCCTACGTCTGTCTCATTGCCTTCTACGTCAAACTGTTTATTTCCATCACGCCAAATTAGTGCAAATTGATCTTCATCACTGTTAGGTGTGCTTGTTATGATAGCCTTACCACCTGTTGCTAGTGTAGGTGAAATACTAGTCCAAAATTCACGGGCAATGCTAGGACGCACAAATGCAAACTCATCACAGTATAGTAATGTTATACTCATACCTCGTCCAGTGTTATCAGTAGTTGCTTGTGCTACAATGCGACTTCCATTGTCAAAGTCTATGCTTCCTTTGTTATAACTTGTAACACCTGCACGAATATGATTTGGACATAGTTCATAAGCATAGCGTATACGTTGCATAATCTCTTGTGCACCAGCATATTTGTGTGCTGCAATAAGGATTATACTGTCAGGCACAAACATTGCATACCATAATAAATATCCTGCTGCAGTTGTACTTTTACCTGTTTGTCTAGGTAGCATGTTAATGTTAAAGCGATAGTTATGATATATATCTAATAGTTTATCTTGATACTCGTATGCTTTATAAATCATACGTCCTCTGGTAGGGTGTTGAATATTAAAGTAGTTGTTCATAAAATGTTTAACACCACTAGCAGGATCTGCGCATTTTGCAAATTCTGTAAATTGTTCTGTAGTGAAATTTTCTTTTTGATATGCTTTTTTGATAAGCACACCGTCTAATGTTTTTGCCATTATACTTCGTAAACGTCTTTCAAATTTATGTAGTCTGTACCGCCCCAATAATTTGTGTGATACAGATATGCTTCTTGTATTACTGCATCTATATTCTTGTGCCAATAACGAATAAACTTGACACTACGGGGGAATTCAGGTACAATATCTTCAGTTTGCCAGACGAATTCGTTGATGATGTGTACATGATCTGGCATGTGATAATAGATTTGTATAGAAACTAGTTTGTCTCTGTAAAACTTCTTTATCATGTACATATTTATCGGAGCAAATAAATAGCATTGCAATGAGTGATACACTGTTATTAAACACTAGCGGACAACCTATTAGTAGTTTTCCAGTTAGTACTATCAATTGGCAACGTGCAGTAAAGTTGTATTTCTTAGACAAAGTTACTGTGCTAGAATGGTATGAGGATTGGCGTATTAGTAGTCCTACTACTACTATGCAAGTGCCAGCAACAGTAATGATTAAACAGTTTCAAAAGATTGATCACAATGTATGTTTTAGTAGACATAATCTAGCAATTAGAGACGAATACATGTGTCAGTATTGTGGCACAGTACACATCTTTAATAATCTTACAATAGATCATGTTGTTCCCCGTAGCAAAGGTGGAAAAACAGACTGGGATAACTGTGTAATTTCTTGTAAGCAGTGCAACAACAACAAAGGAAGTCAACTCTGGAAACCGCGGCGGGCACCCAAGACTCCTACATACTATCACATGGCGGCTCTTCGGAGCCGTTTTCCATTTCATGTAAAGCATAGTAGTTGGTTAGACTATATCCCTAATGGAGAATATAATGAAATTATATCAGTACGGGTGTAGTGTTAGCCTAGGAGAAGAGGCGACTATCTGTTATGGTGAACTCGTAGCAGAACAGTTAAATGCCAAGTTTGTACAACTAAGTGAAAGCAGTGCTAGTAATCCTCATATTGCTCTGAAGTTTTGTGAAACATATACAGATATTACACCCGATGATCTAGTAATATTTGGATGGAGTCATCCTAATAGACAGAGTTGGTATAACAACAAAGCCCAACGTTGGGAACATATGAATTATGTACAAGGTAAAAAGTCTGGCAGTGCGCTAGTTGATAGTTGCAAAGACTATCTAGTCAATCAGCACAGCGAATATATTGAAAATTTGCATACTTGGTATCCTCGTCACATTGTTGAAACAACATGTAAGATAAACAACCTACGCTATGTGCATTTGAATGTTGTGCCTGAATTGGTAAAAATACTGGGTGTAGATGGAAGCAATAATAAAAGCAAGTCAAAATATATAGCGGATCACTTACACCCAAATGATGAAGGTCACCGCTATATACATAGTTTGTTACAAGAAGAACTTAGTCTTCTTTTTTAATTTCTGCTTCTTCTAAAAAGTCTTTATAACTTTTGTAAAGTTGTTCTTCTACACTAGCCATTGAATCTTCTTCAATTTCAGTTGGCTCTTGTGCCATTGCATTATCGCCACCTGCTGCGGCTGCATATGATGACTTAGGACCGTTTAGTCCGCCACTAAGACCAATCATTTGATCTTCTACACTGCCGTAATCTTCTGCTGGCTCGTTAGCATACTCTTCAATACGTTCTGCATAGTTAGCATAACCTGCTAGTTGCATGATGTCAGCAAGTTCCTGTACAGGAATCTCCACAGTTGCTTCTTCAACTGCTTCTTCTTCCATTTCATCTTCTTTTCTCATCCTAGGCAGCTTTGCTATACCTTTGTCAGCAGGTCCGCCTATCATAAGTGAGTATAACGGATCATTTTTATATTCTTCTTCGCGTTCTCTGTCACTTTTGCGTTCTTCAACTTCTTCCTCTGCTATTTCTTCTTCTGAAATCTCATCGTGAGGAATAACATTTCCATCTTCATCTTTTTCGTGATGTTCTTCGATCGCAACTTCTTCTTGCTGAACGTCTTGTTCAGCGAGTTCCGCTGCGATATTGTCTAGTTTAGTTCTTAGTTCAGCAATATCCATTACTTTCTCCTTTGTTTAAATTGTATCTGGATCAGTGCCGCCAGCGACACCAGTACCTCTTGAGTTAGCCAATCTTCTTTGGTATGCTCTAATGTCATCTGGATCAGTTGATCCTGCAGCCAATGCTGCTCTCATCCTATCTCTTACTCTCTGTTGGTCATCACCTCTACGAGCTAATGATGGCGCTAGATCGCCAGGCTGTCTTACGTTATCTGTTCGTGATATTGATCCATCTGCTGCAGTTCTAAAGTTGCTACCAGCAGCATTTGGCCCTGCCGCTGTCGCTGTTCTAGTAGTTCCAATTCTATCTCTGTATGCTTGTGCTGATGCTTGATTTTCTGCATCACGTTCAGCACGCCTATTACCGCCGCCTGTAAATGCTCCAGCAATACGAGAAAGCATGCTTTTGCCTGCGTCTTTTACCTTCCCGAAATCTCTTCTAAGAGCATTATTACTTTTGTTTACTCTTAACTCCCGGTCAGTAGCGCCAGGCTTTCTATCTCCTGCACCTGCTACAGGTGTAAATGCTTTTGGTGATGCTGCAGTTGCAAATTCACCAGCATCTGTTGGAGTAGGAGTTCTTGCTGTTGCAAATTCACCAGCATCTGTTGGAGTAGGAGTTCTTGCTGTTTTAGTTGGTTCTGCTTGTTTTGCTTTTGCTGCTTGCATAGCTCTGCGTGTTTCAGGACCCATAATACCATCTGCAGTAACACCTAATTTCTTTTGTAATGCTACTGTCTTATCAAAGTCTTTAGTGTTTGCTGCAGTTGCTTTTACTTTTGCTCTAGGAGCAGGTGCTGCCATTTTCGGTTTTTCAGCAGGTTTAGGTGTATTTACTACACTTGCCGCTGCTTTAGTTGCAGCCATTGCTTGTGGATCTATTGGATTTTGTCTACGAGGGCCTCCTACTGGGCCTGTGCGTTGAACAGGTGCTGGTCTTAGTGCTGCTGGGCCGTCTTGTCTGCCTACGCCTGTGCCACCTAGTTTTGGTTTAGGTGCTGGTGCAGTAGCCGCTTTTACTGCCGCTGCTGATTTGTTCGGGTCATCAAATCCTTGCCTGCCAGGAGTTGTTATTGCTTTCACCATATCGCCAACGTTTTTATATGATGTGTTTCTTGGTGCTGGGCCTGATCCTTGTTTTACAGGGCCGCTTTTGCTCGTTACAGGTTTTCCAGATTTATCAGTTACAGGAGCTTCTATTATTCTGTCTAAACTTTCTAGTAAGTCTCTCATTTTACAGGGCCGCGATCTGACATCATACTTGCTGTTGCAGATGCTTCTGTTTTAGGTCCTGCGTAATCTTGCTTATCTGCAGCCTTAAAAATTGCACTATATTCCATCTTACGACTTTCAATAGCCTTAAGCATACTTTCGTTGTATTCGTCACCAAAACTAGCCTTACTATTGTCTGCGTCTGCATAATCTGTTTCTAGCACTGACTCGTATTCTTCTTCTTTAATTGCTTCTTCACGCGCCATTTCTTCAGGATGATCTTGGTTAATTACTACTAAGTGACTTGCTGGTACACCAACTGTTTGTGTAATGTATTCATATAGTTGGTGTGCAGTCACAGGATATGTTAATTCAGCATCCATAATAAAAACTTCTGCGTTTTGCAATGTTTGAAAATCCATTGGATGTTCTTGTATAGGAGTTTTCTTTGGCTTGCTCATGCTCTTTATTTCGTACTTTTGTAAAGCAGATTCTAGTGCATCCATTGTTTCGTCACTGAGATTTTCAGCCATTTTTATACGAAAATTGTAGGTTTGTTCATTTTCAACGAGATAACTCTTAAAACTTTTCATTGCTGTATTCCTTAATGTAATAGTGTATTTATTACTTTTGATCAGTATTTCTTCCTAGAATTTCCATAAGAAGTTGGTTGCGATCTACTGCTTGCCCTTCACCATCTTCTACATCTTCACCATTTGCTTTTGCTTCTTTAGCAAGTCTAGCATCTAATGTTGCTTTTTTTAACTGCAAATCGACCATACGCAATTTTTTATTAATCTTTGCACTCTTTGCGCTTAGTGCTGTGTCCAACATTCGAGCAGCATTGCTAAAAATTTCACCGCTAAAACGTGCCTCTACATTCATACCTAGATCCATTAAGTCTTTAAATGTATCTTGTGCTAATACTGCAATGTCGTCCATTTCCTTGTCACTAGTATCAAGTTCACGCACACTTGGCAATGCTGCATCAATTTTATCTACATTAGTAAGTGCAGTTTGCATTTGTGGAATATGTTTTTCAGTAGGATTCTCTACTGTTTCAATAATATCTGTGATTACTGTATTTTCTTTAGCAGTAATATCAATTTCATTTGTAGGTTCTACGTCAAATAGTTCTTCTAGTTTTTTTGTCATACTAATAGTTATCCTTAGCGTTTGCCATTATGAAAAATATCATCTTCAGTGACTACTCTAAAACGCAATCCTTTGTGCTTTGCCCATTTTGCTGCGGCTTCCCATTTTGCATGATTAATAGCAATAGAAAGTTTTTCTTTTTCACGAGTCTTTTCAGTAAGCATGGTCTGCGCTTTTGGTTTAATCTCAATAAGTTCCGCATGCTTGTTACCACGTTTATCCTGATATACAACAACAAAGTCTGGTACATATACAGTGCCTTTACCTGTTAGTGGATTTCTATAAGGTATTTGTATTGCTTCACTTGCCCAACTTATTATACTTGGGTTGTTATCACAGAATCGCATAAATGCATGTTCCCATCCGCTGCGGTATCTAGGCTCTTTATTTCCACTGTATTTGCTTGGATTTGATATTGTATATATGCCGTTAGCATATTTGTTACGACTAAACATTTACGCCTCCACTTGGCGTGCTGTGTTCTCAGTTGGTGTAATATTTGCTTCATAGCCTAGTAGACTTCTACCACTGCGACTCATATTTAAAAATGTAGGTACAGCACTTTTTAAATCTGCTGTAGTAGAAAACTTGTCTATCACATCTAAAATAAACAAATCTAGTTCGTTTGCTGCTTGTATAGTAGCCGCAGTTAATGCTGCAGCGGCAGCATCATTATTAGTTCTTGCTAAGAAAAAACTTTTCGCTGCTTCGTATTCCTGGTCAGTCATCTTAATAGGAGCAGTAAAATAATTAGAAAAATAATCTTGAACACGCTGATCAAAACTATCTGCAGGATTTACTATTGGTAGATTTGTTTCTTGTGCCATTATAGATTACTTAGCCTTATTTTTTCGCTGTAGTATTGTTGTAATTCTGCGCTTAAATTAGGATCCTGCAACCGTTTTCTTGCAGTATCAACTGATGCACTTCTTGTATTTGCACTAGTGCTCTGTGACCGATAAGTTCTTACACTGCTTATTCTAGCAGGTGCGCTCACTGTACCTGTTGAACTTGGTATAGTATTAGCAAAACCAACGTTTGCTACTTGTGTATTTGATATAGTGTTTGTAAACAAAGGATTTCCAATACTTTGTCCTTGACTACTAATGCTGTCATTTGTTCCATAGTTAGTAATACTATTGACTATGTTGTTTACTGCACCTTGCTGTAAATTTGCGCCTAGTTGATCTGCTTTTCCTATAAACGGTACTAGTATGTTACTTGTTGGCTTTTGTCCAGTCAACAAATTATTTGCAACTTTTCCTAGTGCGGTACTTAACACACCACCAAATGATAAGTTAGTTAAGTTATCAAACTGTATACCTTGATTACTAATGGTTCCTAGTGTAGTACCATCAAACAAGTCTTTGGCACGTTGACCATTGGTATTAACAAGTTGCCCATCAATAAACGCTTGTCCAAATTGATTTCCTGTACTCAAATCACTAGTTTCAACATCGTAGTGTATTTCACCAAATCCAGTAGGTCCTGTATCGTTTACAAAGCCAGATGCATATTTTACAGTTTCATAATTTAGTGACATCACATGTTCCATTAAATCTGCACGAGCATAATCGTGATTGTCGTGATTGAATGCTGTGATTATAGGATTAATTAATGTGTATTCTGCAAACTTATGATTGTGCATGCTATATATTTTAACATTTTTAAAAAAACGTTTGTTGCCACGTTGCAACCCCCATTGTGTCTGGGTTCTATTTGCGTATCTATCCTGTGTGGTATAACTATTGCTATCTAAATCATATGTTGGATCAGCATTGTAAAAAGTATAGTACTTGTGCCACATATTTCTAATAAGTTCTTTTACATCATCATGGAAGCGTATTGTTACTGGATTGTAACTAATCTTATGATGTGTTTGCACCTGTCTGTTGTATTGATTATGTGTTTGTACATCTATCGCATAGGATGGCAGACTTGCACTTTTTACAAGTATAGGCATCTCAAGTTTTTCAACAGTATTGAATAATCCCTGTGCTTCTGCTGTAAATTCAAATACCACATGAAAGAGATGCCCATGTCTTGGCTGTAATTCAAAGTTATTGTCAACAAAAGTGCGCGACGCATGTGTATAGTCGCGCATTGTGTCGCCTGTATTGAAGGGCGTAAGTAGTGGGTTTACACTAGCCATTTGGAATTACTCCTATTAGCCAGTAATAGTTTGACCTAGTGTTCTTGTTACACTTGCACCAACGCCATCACCTAGTGGTGATTGTACAGCGTTATCAAATCTAATACTCATTGCAACCGTTGCAGGCTCCTGACTTGCATAGTTAAGATCACCGTAGTTGATGTTCTGAATAAAGCAGCCGTATAGTTCCCAAGTCTCAAGTACACTTGGTGCATTTGCACCGTTACCACCGTCTAGTACTTCAAAACGTGTGATAAACTTATAGTCAATACCTGAACTAGCACTACTCTGCTCCATCATGTCAAACTGCTTCTGGACTTGCTCTCCGCATAACTTTGTTACACCGCCGTTTACATCGTCACGTAGATTAACTGTAACTAGATCCCACTGATGTTTTCCAACCAAGTACACTCTACTATTGTAGACAGGAATTTCAAACTCTTCAAATGTTACACTAGGGCGTGTAATATCCATAACCTGTTTGGTCATTTCTGTACGAGGACTACTAATACCAAAGTTCTCAAATGATGCACGGAAGCGGTATTTAAGTTTTGGCATTAGCAAGCCTTGGCTTGCTGCGCTCTGATCACCGTCTAGCGGCACTGTAAACTTTGTTAATGATGAAACTGACATTCGTTTCGCTCCTATAATAATTATAAAAGTATTTATCTACTTTCAGTCATAAAAAATGAGGGGTATTTCTACCCCTCATATTTGTTAGTTTTTATTAAACAGTGTTTGCTGCCGCTACGTTTCCGCTTGCAATCTCACCTGTGTTTTTAAGTCTAATTGGAATAAAGATAAATTCCGCTGACTTAGTAGGCTCAATAGCAACATCAACATATAGTTCGTTACGATCGATTCTTGCCGCTGTGTTGTTTGTTTCATCACAGACCACCAAGTAATCAAATACGCCACGCTTTGCAACCAAATCGTTTAATGTCTGTTCAACTTGTTGTTTTAACTCGTCTCTAGTAATCTTATCATTTGGCTCGAATACAAAGCCAGTTGCAATGTCCTGCAATTGACGTCTTAAGAAACTTGTTAAACGTGCTACGTTGATACGATCTAATGCACTTGTGCTTGTTGCACGAGTCTTGTTACCATAGTTTAGAATGCCACTTGCGTTAAAGAATGCAATTGGATTAATTCTATTTGTATACAATGTATCTCTTACACTTTCACGAATATTATCAGTAACAAATGCGCCTGTAACTGCATTGATATAACCAATACTTGCAACGTTATCTACCAGTCCACGTCTTGTTCCTGCTGGTGCAAACCATGGGAAACTAATATCATCGCTTCTAGCAATTGTTCTCAAAATTGCATGACTTGATGGTACAACAACAGTGTTTCCACTTAGATCATTTGTTGTTGCACTTGGATAAAACACACCTAGGAATGGATCACTAGTGACTAGTCCATCTTCGTTGTTGTCTGTAGCTGCCGCTGTGTTTGTTGCGTAATTCTCAATAGCAGTGCTTGTTGCTGCTAATCTCATTGGAGTATCACCTACTACAAAAGCTGTTTGGCGTCTGTCGTTATTTAGGCTTACCATGTTGCTAATTAGCTCTGGATATCCTGGTGCTGCAATTACATTAAATATTCTTGCATCTTCACGAAGCTCTGTGCTTGCATCCAGTGCTGATTTCATTTGTGTTGTAACAATATTACGAACTGCTTTACGTCCAAATGCAGTTCCACTTGATGTAACCCACGCATCTGTTTCTGTTGGCAGTGTTGGATATAAACTTGTGTCACTAAAGTTAGTGCGTGAGAAGTAATCGCTTCTAAATTGTCTTACACCATATGTACTACGACGTGTGTTAAACAGTAGCATACCACGTGGATAAATTGTTGGATCTGGACGATCAATATCTAAGTAATCACTTGTTAACAGTGTCTTAGTTGTAGGAATAGTACCAGTTACAACATCTGTTGTCGCGTCACCCATAAAACGTGCATCACCAAACAGTATTCCGTTTTCTGTGGTTTGGTCTGTCTTATCAATAGCAACCCAACGTGCTTCGCCGTCAACTGTTTGACGTCTATATAGTGATGGATAGTTCTCTAAATCACTTGTATCAATCCACAAATCACCGTTAACTAATGCAGTGCTATCACTTTGAAGTGTTGGCGCTGTTGTGCTAAAGATAACACCATCTGGACTTGTATCTGCTAGTGCAAAGCCACGAGTATCAGTTATGTTATGATAACCTTGCCAAATTGTTCCGTTGTGAATCATAATGTCTGCTTCAAATGCAGTACTGTACCAGTATGTAAGATCAGTTGGATTTGCACTTGGTGCGCTTGTACTTGCAGTATATGTGTCTGCAATCCAGTTACTTAAAATAAGATCACTGCTATTACCTGCTCTAACCTGCTTTGTTGTAATGCTTGTTGAAATTCCTGCAGTTGCTAGTGGTGTACCTGATGTATCTTTCAACACAATTACACCGCCTAGTGCATGCTTAATTTTTATAGCACCTGTGCTTAGTATTTCAGCACTAACGTTTGCTACGTTTGCACCATTAATATCACTTGCTAGTGTTGTAAGTGTTGTGCTACTAAGTGTCACTGTAACAGCAGTTGTTAATGTTACACTGTTTGCTGCACTTGCCTGAATAGTAAACGTGTTATTTTGGGTAAGTGATGCTGTCGTATTAGTACCCGTTACTTCTAATGCACCTGTCTCATAACGTTTGAATAATTTGTATGTAACTGTATCATCTTCACTTACGTCATACTGTACATAAAAACTACCAGCTGGAATAGCACTGCCGCCTGATATGTCATAGTTCTTAAGTGCAGTTTGATCGTTTGTATATGCAGGCGCACTGCCTGAAACAAATGCTGCAGTTGCAGTGTCAAATGTGCTAACGTCTGCTAAGAATCCACTGTTACTTGCAGTTGTTTTCACCCATATACTTCCTGCTGGACGAGGTGTTGTGTCTGTTGACTTAAATGCTGGAACAGTGTAATGTGGATCTTGTGCAATAAGAGGTCTTGCATATGTGCCTGCTGTTAGTCCACCTACAGTAAGAATTGTACCTGAATTATTAGCAAGAATAATTTTACCATCTGCCGCACTTCCGTTTGATTCTGCAAGACTAGTTGCATAAATTTCTATCTTGCCGTCAACTGCGGCTGCAGTAACACCATCAATACTTGCATTGTTAATACTAGTTGCAAGATTTGCTGCAGTTGTGCCACTTAGTGTAACTGTTGTTGTGTTAATAACAATACTGTTACCATTTACATAAGTTCCGTTTGCATTTGTGCCAGAAATTGTTGGATGTGAAATCTGCCAAGC